GATAATGAAGACGCAGTTAAATGGTTTAAAACAGCTCGATATGAAGGACGACATGAAAAATTATACCATGAAGATGATATTGATTTTAATGGATGGAATATGTACATGACTCCACAAGAAGCGGCTCATGGATTAGCATTAATGCAAAATATGGAATTAGATAATCCTGACTTAGGAGAGAACAATGGTTATAGAGATTTAACAGAATTTACTTTATTCAAAAATTATAAAAAAATATGAAAGTTGATAAACTAATAAGTAACACTCAACCAGATTCATGGTATGATGAAATAACAAATGAATGTCGAGGATACCCAATAGATCCATTACCAGATTTAAATGAAAATTCATTAATAGTAGACGCCGGATGTAATGTAGGTGGATTTGTAAATGCTTTTTCTTATAAATTTAATAAATGGGTTTGTATAGATGCTTCATCTTATAATATTGATCAATTTAGAAAAAATCATCCTAATTTTAATGGTTTATTATTAAATAAAGCTTTATATTCTAAAAGTAATGAAATAGTTAAACTAAAAAAATACACAGATGAAAATTTAAAAGATACACCCTCAGGTAATTTTGGAATATTAGATTTTGTATATCAACATAATAATCATGGATGGAAAGATAATGAATATGAGGAAATTAGTAGTTTAAGTCTAGAAGATTTATTATTAATGATTAATGATGATGTAGATTTATTAAAAGTTGATATTGAAGGATCTGAGTATGATTTTCTTTGTAATAAAGATTTAAGTAAAATTAATTATATTGTAATGGAATTACATAATTTTTTAGGAGAAAAAAAGAAAATATTATGTGATTGGATTGAACGTACTCATAATGAAACATACTCATCTGGTGATGGTGTTGGTTCTCATTTTTTAAAAATGTGGAAACGTAAATAATATGAAAATAGCTTTATGTTTACATGGTTTATTTAATTCAAAATTTGACTCAACATCAAATGGATATGATGGGTATAAACATATTGAAAAACATATTTTAAATAAAGGAAATGTTGATGTATATATTCATAGTTGGGAAATAGAAAAACAAGAAGAAATATATGAGTTATATAATCCTAAAAAAGCTATATTTGAACCCCAAAAAGATTTTACAGAACTTATTGAAAATAGAGGATTAAATCAATTACAACATACGCCTAGACCTCCTCAAAACATTTTATCTCATTTGTATAGTGTAACAGAGGCAATAAAATTAGCATATACTGATAAGTATGATATAATAATAAAAGCAAGATTTGATTTAGGTAGAATAAATCGTAACACATCAGGACCAGGATTAGGTAATCCATATCCAGTCCAATGTATTAATTTTCAAACAAATATAGAACCAAATAAAATTTATTTAGCGAATTGGAATCATTTTCATATGGGACCAGCAGATATGTGGTTTTATGGCGATCAAGAAACAATGAAGTATTTTACTCATTTATATGATGATTTAGAGTCAAATTTTATAATTGATAGTGATTATCATCAATTTGCTACAAATATAGAAAATAATAGAGGAGATTTATCAAATTCAATTGCTTTTTATAAGTATTGGATGATGAAAAATAACTTATGGGATAATAAAATTTGTTTAGATACAACATGGGAATAAAAATAATAGTTTACACACATACTGATTATAAACATGTTTGGCCATTATGGTTTGGTCAGACAGAAAAATACTTATCAGATTTTGAAAAAATTATTTTTGTAAATAAAAAAGATGAGTCTATACCATCAAATTATAAAATAATAACATATGATGAAAATGATTTATATTCTCGTAGAGTTAGTAGTTGTTTAGATCAATTAGATCAAAATGATACTATTATATTTCATCATGAAGATATGTTTTTATATGATAAACCAAACTTTAACATTTTAAATGAGTTTAAAAATATAATTAAAGAAAATCCTGATACATTAATTAAATTAATTAGAGCCGGAGGTAATAACATTAAATGTTTTTTACATGAAAAATTATATAGTAATCCTACAGGATTAAATTATTCAATTCAACCTACTATATGTAAAGTACATTTACTAAAAAATATTTACTCAACTACACCTGGATCTACAATTTGGGAATTTGAACAAAATGCTGGTAACCAATTAAATACTCTTTATTCTTTTTATTGTTATGATGGAGAACCTTTACGAGGATTAGCTCATTATGATAGTAGTATTTATCCTTATATAGCAACAGCAATTGTTAAAGGACAATGGAATTTACAAGAATATAATAATGAATTAACAAAACTATTCAATGAATACAAAATTAATTATATTTGATTTAGATGGTGTATTAGTAGAAGCAAAACAAATACATTATGATGCCTTAAATAAAGCATTAGGTGAAAAATATTCTATATCTTGGGATGAACATTTATCGATTTATGATGGTTTAAAAACAAACCAGAAATTAGATATGTTACATAAACATAAAAATCTTCCAAAAAAACATTTTGAAAAAATTTGGACAGATAAACAAAAATATACTTTAGAAGCTTTATCTAGTTTACAACCTAATGTACAATTACAAGTATGTATGGACTCACTTATTAACAGTGGATATAAATTAGTAGTTTGTTCTAATAGTATTCGTAAAACAGTATTGACTGTATTGTCTAAATTTGATATTATTGATCGTTTTGATTTAATTTTATCAAATGAAGATGTTAAAAATAGTAAACCACATCCTGAAATGTATTGGAAAGCAATGAGTATGATGGATGTGTTACCTGAAGAAACTTTAATAGTTGAAGATAGTCCTTACGGATTATTAGCTGCTAGTAGAAGTAGAGCTCATATAATGAGAGTTGGATCTCCAAAAGATATTACATATAATAATATATATAAACACTTAATTAAAGAAAAAATGAATACTATTCCTAAATGGAAAGATGAAAAATTAAATGTATTAATACCAATGGCTGGAGCCGGAAGTAGATTTGAACAAGCAGGTTATACATTTCCTAAACCTCTAATTGATGTTAGAAACAAACCTATGATTCAGGTTGTTGTAGAGAATTTAAACATTGATGCAAATTATATTTACATTGTTCAAAAGAAACATAGAGAAAAATATAATTTAGACACACTTTTAAATCTTATTACACCAGGATGTAAAATAGTGGAGGTAGATGGATTAACAGAAGGAGCAGCATGTACAGCATTATTAGCTAAAGAATATATTAATATGGATACTCCATTATTTTTTGCCAACTCAGATCAATTTGTAGAATGGGATTCAAATGAATTCATGTATAAAATGCAAGAAACAAATGCTGATGGAGGTATAGTTACATTTAAAGCAACTCATCCAAAATGGTCATTTGCTAAAATAAATTCATATACTGGTTTAGTTGAAGAAGTAGCCGAAAAAAATCCAATATCAGATAATGCAACTGTTGGATATTATTTTTGGAAACATGGATCTGATTTTGTTAAATACGCTGAACAAATGATTGAAAAAAATATCCGTGTTAATAATGAATTTTATGTTTGTCCTGTTTTCAATCAAGCTATTGAAGATGGAAAAGAAATAAGAACATTTAATGTTGAAGGAATGTGGGGATTAGGTACTCCTGAGGATTTAAAATATTATCTAGAAAATTATAAATGAAATTAATATCACATAGAGGAAATATAAATGGTCCTATCCCTGAAGTAGAAAATAATCCAAAATATATTAATGATACTATTCATTTAGGATATGACGTAGAAATAGATGTATGGATGATAGATGGAAAAATATTTTTAGGTCATGATGAACCACAATATGAAATTACTATAGATTGGATTGATGGTAGAAGCCATCATTTATGGGTACATTGTAAAAATATAAAAATATTAGAGTTTTTAAACAAATACGACTATGGTATAAACTATTTTTGGCATGAAACAGATACAGTTACATTAACTTCTAAAAACTATATTTGGGCATATCCAGGTAAACAACCTATTAAAAATAGTATAGCAGTTATGCCTGAAATAAAGAATGATAGTATAAATGAATGTATAGGAATATGTAGTGATTATATAGAAAATTATAAAAAATGATATTATTTTGTTTTGGTACTAGACCTGAATGGTTAAAAATTAAACCTATGATCCAATTAATGGATAAAGGTGAATATAAACTTTTATTTACAGGACAACATCCTGATTTATTAAAAGATATTGAAGTAGATTATAAGATTATTATAAATGAATCTGAGAATAGATTAGATCAACTTATATCAGATTGTCTATTACAATTTCCTAAAGGAGATTTTAACTCAGTTTTAGTTCAAGGAGACACAGCTTCTGCTTTTGCATGTGCTGTTGCTGCTTTTAATAGAGGAATAAAGATTTATTATCTAGAAGCAGGACTAAGAAGTTATGACTTAAAACATCCATATCCAGAAGAAGCATATAGACAAATGATTGCTAGAATAGCAGATGTTAATTTTGCTCCTACAACTATTTCTTATGATAATCTTATAAATGAAAAAGTTTCAGGAAAAGTTTATATTACTGGAAACACAGTTTTAGATAATCTTATAAGTTTAAAAGAAAATTGTTCTTATGATGATATTATTTTAGTTACAATGCATCGTAGAGAAAATCACTATTGGATGGATGAATGGTTTAAGAATATAGATAAATTAGCTCAAGAAAATCCTAATTTAAAATTTATAATTCCAATTCATCCTAATCCAAATGTACAAAAACATAAACATCTTTTAAAACATGTAGATATTATAGATCCATTACCACATAATGAATTACTAGAAATTTTAGTTAAATGTAAATTAGTTATATCTGATTCAGGGGGTTTACAAGAAGAAGGATCTTTCTTTAATAAAAAAGTAATTGTATGTAGAACAGTAACTGAACGACCAGAAGCTATAAAAACAGGACATTTACATTTATGTAAAACATCTCAAGATCTGTTAGATTTATTTGATAAACTAATAAATGATTTCTATATTAATGAAGAATGTCCTTATGGAGATGGATACTCTTCTCGAGAAATAATTAATATAATTAAAAATGAAAATAAGTTTTATAATACCAAGTAGAAATAATAAAATATATCTACAACAAGCTGTAAATTCAATTTTAGAATGTTATGGAAATCAACATGATTTAGTTCTATTAGATGATGCTTCAAATGATGGAACATGGGAATGGATACAATCTTTAGAAGGAGATCATTTTATAAAATATAGAAATGAAGGTCCTGAAAGAGTTGGACATACTATTTTATATGATAAAGGAGTAGAGTTATCTAAAACAGAAATATTTACTATATTTCATGCTGATATGATTACAACTCCTAATCATATTCCTAATTTATTAAAACATCTCAAACCAGGTACAGTTGTAAGTGCAACTCGAATTGAACCACCACTTCATCCTCCAGGACCTGAAAAGTTTGTTAAAATGTATGGAATGGAACCTGAGGAATTTAAAAAAGATGAATTCAAAATATTTACACAATCACAAGAAATAACTGATAAGGATCAAGTAACTAAAGGTATATTTGCACCATGGTGTATGTATAAAAAAGATTTTCAAGAAATCGGAGGACATGATCCACTATTTGCTCCTATGGAACTTGAAGACTCAGACATATTTAATAGAATGTATTTAAATGGATATGAACTAATACAATCTAGAGATTCATTTGTTTATCATATGACTTGTAGAGGAAGTAGATTTAAAGATGGTTTAGTAATTGAACAAGAAATTCCATTACCAGATGGAACTATTTGGTACAAACCAAAAGACTCAGAAGAATATAAAGCATTACGAAACATTAAGTTTAGAGAATGGTGGCGTAAATGGGGAAGTAATGTGTTACATGATGAGTATATGTTGCCTAGAGTATCTAAAAAATATGATGTTGGTTTTATAATTAAGAACTGTAATCAACAGTTGTTAGAAGCTCTTGAACCATGGTGTTCAACTATATATGTTGATTGCGACTATAATTCATATATTCAAAATGAGCAACCAAATACAAAATATGATTTATGGGAACGTATTAAACCATACCATAATGAAAAACAAAACTATATTTTAGTTGAGTTTGATACTAGGTATTTTACTCAAAACACATATAATATTATCCAAAACTTATCAGATATTATTAGTGAATCAGGAGAAATAGGAGAATTTAAATTAGATTGTTTTAAGATTACAATTGTTAATTTAAAAACTTTTGAAGAAAGTTTAATTAAAAATTAGGCTTTCCTAAATCTTTAACCTATATTTATAAAGAAAGAAAAAAATATGAAATTTGAACCTTATTTCTATTACGTAAAAAACGATTCCAAAAAAGAACCAATTGATAAAGTAGTAGCTTCTTGTAAAGAACATGCTGTAACTTATTTTGCTGGTCGTAAAAAAATGGAAGAAGAAATGTTTACAAATCTATACAATGTAGAAATTTATGAAGAAACCAAATCTAAATAATTTTGGTAAGAAATTAAAGTTCAAACAACGAACCAAAAAACAAGAAACAATTACTGAAAAAGAATTATTCATTGAATCAATGGATATGTTTACTAAGGTTTGGAATCGTTCAAATGAAACTTATGAAAAATATAAAATTAATCTATTAGAATATGAAGAACAATTCTATCAGATTATTGAAGGTTTTATATTACTTAAATATGGTCTTTGGAAAGCAGAAATTATGCTTTGGTATGTTTTTGCTCGAGTTGATGAGGATAATAAAGTAGTTCCATTAACATATAAAGTAAAAGATCAAGAAGAAGAAGAAGTTTATTTAAATAATTCTAATGACTTATGGGACTTTTTAAAGAAAATTGAAGAAGCTAATCCAGAAACAGATACAGATACAAAATAAAGGTTATGAAAAAATGTGTAGCATGTAGAGAAGAAATTCATCCAAAACGAGTAGAAATTTTACCTAACGCAACAACATGTGTTTCTTGTTCTACAACAGGAAAGAAAGCAGGTGTTACTATTGTTGTAGGAGAAGGTGATCATACTTACAATGATATTGTGATTATGGAACCTGAAGAATTTGAACAATTTAAAGAACTAGAATTTAAACTTCACGGTAAAAGAAAAGACGACATTCCTCACCCAGATAATGAAATTGAAGAAGAAGAAGAAACAGAGAATGAATTAGATGGGGTAGAAGAAATAAAAGATATTGATATTGAAGATTTAGAATAATGTCTAAACCAAAACCACTAACCAAAGAACAAATCCAGTTAGCGATGCGGATGACCAAGTCTAATAAGGCCGCCGCTCGCTATCTGAATGTTTCTTATATCCACTATAAGGGATGGGCCAAACAATATGTGGAATTTGAAGGTGGTAGATCGTTATTTGAAATTCATAAAAATCAAGCTGGTAAAGGCATACCTAAATTCTTAGCTGGCAATCCAGAAAAAAGATCACAGTGGGATGTATTGGACATAATTGAAGGTAGAATAGCGGCAGTTCATTTTAGACCTGAAGACATTAAAAAGAAAATGTTGGATGAAGGTTACTTAAAAGAAGAATGCGCAATGTGTGGTTTTCATGATAGACGGTTAACTGACTATAAAATGCCACTTATACTTGATTTTAAAGACAACAACCCAAACCACTATAACTTAGGTAACATTAGGTTCTTATGTTACAACTGCTACTTTATTAATATAGGTGAAATATTCAACAACAAGGATATTCATCAACTAGAAACACATACACCAGTGTATGGAACTAGTGAAGCGGTTGAATTTGAATTGGACGATTATCAGAAACAACGTCTAATTGAATTAGGATTGTATGAACCACCTAAATCAGAGGATGATGGTTCTGAATTCATTTCACGATTCTAAAATATTTATTATTGATGGCTAAAAACAAAAAACATAACTCATTAGTTAAAGACTACGATAAACAGAAGTCTGAACACTTAGACAAATTAGCCACTAAGATGCTTAAGAATGATGAGAAAGCACAAAAATTAAAAGAAAAGAAAATTAATACTAACTTCCTAAAACTATTTTAATCATGAATAAACCAAAAGAATTTGAAGTTAAGACACTCCACGAGTTTCAGGATCTAGTAGATAATAAACACTTTAGTATATCACAGGCTATAGTTACTTCGATTTTAAGCAACTTAAAAACGCGTAAAAAGAATGTTCATGTGTTAAGTGTCAAATGCCTAGAAGAAAATACAGTGTTTGATATAACGTTGGAAAGAACTAATTTTAGCGAAACTCTTAAAGAAAATTTAAAATATTTCGAAGATCGTGAAATGTATGAAGAATGTGTTGAAATTGATAAAGCTATTAAAACCTTAAACAAACCAAAACCTGTCAAATAAGTTTATATATGTATAGAAAACATACATAAATAATGGCAGCAAAATCAAAATCAAAAGACACATCTAAAGTTCTTATAAAGAAAAGCGTCAGTCGTCCTGGTCGTCATAGTAAGAAAAAAACAAGCGTTTTAAAATCAAGTAAAAATTGGAAAAAACCATATAGAGGTCAAGGTAAATGAAAAAATCAGAATTAAAACAACTTATTAAAGAAGAATTAGGTCGCTACATGTTCTTCGAAAATCTTAAAATCATTAAAAACGCAGTTGATAAAATGCTTCAATTAGATGAAAAAACAGTTGACGCTATTTTAGCAAATGGACATGACTGGGCTGCTGATCACATCTCAACATCAAAAGACGATGTTGAAGAAGTATATAACTTTTTAATGACTAAAGAAGTACCTGGACCAGTAGGGATGGATGAGAAAAAATCATTCCCAGACCTGACAGGTGATGGTAAAGTAACTTACGCCGATATTTTGAAAGGTAGAGGTGTTAAACTAAAGAAATAATTTAAGGGCTTGGATTACCAAGTCCTCTTTTGTATATTTAGCGTATAAAATAAAAGTTATGAAAATCAACGAAAATACAGAAGCATTTCCCCCGTACAAGTATTTCACGGATGTTGAGGAAAAATTCCTAAACTTTAAACCTGAATGTCGAGTACTACCGGCTCGTCACTTTGACGATCCACAAATGTATTTTAAACTTAGGAAACAGTTCCTACCTGGTTCACCTGGTTTTCCACAAGGTGGATTTGAAGTATTTGGACCTGATGGAGGTATATATAACTTTAATTTAAATGAAGTAATAGTACATCCGTTTCATTTAGGTATGAAAAGCTATTTCTCCAAAGCACAAAACGCTGTTAAGGAAAAAGTAAGTACTGGTGTTAGTGGTAAACGTGGTAGACCTAAAATGGACCCAGCACTTAAGAAAACACTACCAGTATATGTACCTACAGGAGGTAAACGAGGACGTAAACCTATGGATCCTGCGTTAAAAGCCGCTAAAGAAACAGCACTAGTTGAGAAAAAGAAAAATAGCACAGGTAAACGAGGTAGGCCGAAGAAACAAGTTTCTTAATATATTTATAACATATAACTATACAATATGAAACTATCTAGAATACAACAAATTATTAAGGAAGAAGTAGCTAAAGCACTTAACGAAGGTCCCTACTCAGAAAAAGTAGGTAACGCTATTAAATCAAAGGCTGAAGGTAAATCAGAAAAAGAGAAAATCAAATTGATATCTGACTATCTAAACCAAGATGGAAATACTAAAACAGAGATATTAAATCTTATGAATGATGATGATTTCATATCAGATGTTTTACAGATTATAAACAATAAAACCGAAGGTATAACTCAGACTATAAATAACAAAACCAAAAATAAAGAGTATACTTTTGAGTATGCTTATTGGTATGGTGAGGATGATTATGATTTTGATGATGTAACTGTAAAAGCACGTAATGAGGAAGAAGCACGTGACTTAGCATATGCTGAAGCTAGAAAAGAACATCAAAGTGTTCGAACGTCAAAAGAAAAATTTGAACTGTTATCAGTTAAATAAAATATAAAAGGCTCGGAATACCGAGCCTTCTTTTTTATATTTAATAAAAATTAAGGTTATGGCGAAAGGTAGACCAGTTGAACAAACAGCTGAAACACAACCAAGAAAATTTATTAGGGAGTTTAAGTTTGATGATGGACGTAGCCAAAAATGGCATTACGACTTAGATAAGAGTCCAAACGGTCCTATTGAGGTTGAATTGTTTTATCCTAAAGAATGGTTTAAGGATGAAATTGATGAAGTCGAAAACGACAAACTACCTAAAACAAAACGTAAGTACTTAAATCCAGCCAATGGTAAATTAGTTGCTTATACTAGAGCTAAAGAATTAGGAATCATATGAGTTGGAAACGAACAAGAGCTAAAAAAGCACTAATGGAAATATTCTCTGTAGTGACATCAGAAGATATGGTCTTTAATTATAAGGAAATAGAAGATAAAATATATCTTAGATACACATTTGAGTGGAAAACTATTGATAAAAAGGATCTAAAAAAATATTTAGAACCACTTAATGAAAATGTATCACCTGAACTATCTCATTACTTAGACGAAGCATTTAAAAAATATAAAAAACAAAAATAAGTTATGAGTGGAGGACATTTTGATTACGACCAATACAAGATTGGTTACATGGCTGATTCAATAGAGAAATTGATTGAAAAGAATGGTCGCAAAAAGACTATGGAAGAGTTAAAGGATGAAAACTGGAGAGATCCTGAATGGTATGAAAAATATCCTGAGGACTTGTGTCACTACAAGTATCCAGATGAAGTGATTGAGGAGTTCAAGAAGGGTGTTGAGTTACTTAAACTAGCTCAGATCTATGCACACCGCATTGATTGGTTAATCAGTGGTGATGATGGAAACGAATCATTCCTTAAACGATTAAAAGAAGAATTAAAACAAAAATAAAATATGAGCGGAACAATCATTACAGGAAAATCAGCAGATGGATCTGATGCACAATTAGCAGAAGGAGTATACACAAATCCAAACAATCCAGGTGAGTGGTCTAATACACCATACCCACCTTCTAAAGGACAAAAAATGGCATGGGAGATATATGATCACATTGCAGCAAACAATCGTACATTAAAAGAAGAATACGATTTAGTTCAACAAAAGACATCTACATTAAGCAGACGTTTAAGAGATTTTGTGGTACTATTAATTGAAAACTATGAAGAAGAAAAATAAGAAAGAAATTGAAGTTGAACCTGAATTCATTATATTAGATGAACGGGCTAGAGTATTTGCAGGTTGTAGAGAAGGCTATCCATTCTTTTCAGAAGACATGGATGAAGCAAAACCACTACAAGGTCAATCAAAATTTGATTTCATGCAAAGATATCACCACTTACAATTAGAACAAATGTTTTTAGAAAATGTCAGAGAAAAAAGGCGCAACCGTAAAACTAGAGTATCCATTTAACTCAGCTGGATGTTTAGAAGTACAACTACCAAATGGAAACTGGTATAGAATAACTTGTAGAGAATTTAGGTCATATACATATCCAAGAAGGATATCACAAATTAAAGGCAAAGAATACGTTACTGAGATTTACGAGGGTCCCGTATATTTATATGGTACAAACATTGTTGTTAATTTAAACAAAGTTAAGAAGCAAGGACTTCTTTATCCAAATGATGTGGACCCAAGAAAAATCAAAGACACAAGAGCGTTTGGCCGAACTTAAAAAGATTCAGGTTAAACATAATAAGATTGTGACCATCATTAAATCATGTACTAATATAAATCATATTGAAAGTTGTTATAGAATTATAAGTAATTTTGAACATTATTGTCATTGTAAAGGGTTACCACAACCAACACATATTGCTCGTTTAAGAAGTTATACAAAACTTAAAAAAAGAAGTATTTGGCTTACTTAATTCCTTTACATATATTTAATTCAAATAAAAGGTTATGAGACTAAACACACTATACTCCCGCGCCACAAACGGCAAAATCAATGAATATGTTGTCGAAGTAGAAGACAACAAATACAGAACCATATCAGGTTATACAGATGGAGTCAAAACTACCTCTGAATGGAAAGTATGTGCTGCTAAATCATATTGTACCGCTGAGGAACAAGCAATGAAAGAAGCAACAGCAATGCACCGTAAGAAAATGGAGACAGGTTCATTTGAAAATATTTCAGATATTGATAATGAAACATATTTTGAACCAATGCTAGCTCATGATTGGCATAAGGAAAAAGCTAAAGTTAAATTTCCTATTTATTCCCAACCTAAATTAGATGGTATTCGTTGTATTGTAAAGAAAGATGGAATGTGGAGTAGAAATGGAAAACGAATTATATCTGCTCCTCATATTTTTGAGACAATGAAGTACTTATTTGAAACAGATCCAAATCTAGTATTTGATGGTGAGTTATATGCGGATAAATTTGCAAATGATTTTAACGCTATTTGTTCATTGGTTAAGAAAACCAAACCAACAGAAGAAGATTTAGTTAAAAGTAAAGAACAAATTCAATATCATATCTATGATTTACCAAGCGATAAAGGTATCTTCTCGGAAAGATATAATATGTTATGGAGTTTAAAGTTACCTGATTGTTGTGTATTAGTTGATACCCATGAATGCTTTGAAAATGAAGACATAGAAAACTATTACTATGAATATATAGAGCAGGGATATGAAGGACAAATGATTCGTTTAGACAAACCATATGAAAATAAACGTAGTAAATCACTCCTTAAACATAAGTCATTTATAGATGAGGAATATACTATTTTAGGTGTAGAAGAAGGTATTGGTAACAAGACAGGAATGGTAGGTTCATTTATATTTGAAAGTAAAACAGGCAAACGTTTCAACTCATCACCTAAATTTAATTGGGAAGAATGTCAACGTATGTGGGCTGAGCGAGACCAACTTATAGGTAAATCAGCCACAGTAAAATATTTTAACCTAACACCTGATGGGGTACCTAGATTTCCATATGTGATTAAGATAGACAGAGAAAGTTACGAATAATATGGCAACACTAACAAAAGAGAGTATAGACAAATGGTTTAATCATAACCTAGATACAGAAAATAGAGTACTGTATATGGGTTCAGTTGATAGAACATCAGAATATGAATCTGGAGTTGATCACTTAATGGCCGAATCCTTCATTAAAGGATTACATGTATTGGAATCCAAAAACGACAATGAAATTACTATCATCATGAATAATCCAGGTGGTGAGTGGTATCATGGAATGGCTATATTTGATGCTATTCAAAACGCTAGATGTCATTGTACCATTAAAGTATATGGTTATGCTATGAGTATGGGTAGTATTATTTTACAAGCCGCTGATAAACGTATCCTAATGCCTAACAGTAGATTTATGATACATTATGGTGGTACATCATTTGATGATGCTTCATTACCGTTAATTGAAAAATGGATAAGTGAGGAAAGACGGATAAATCATGATATGGAAAACATTTATCTTAAGGCTATGTTAGATAAGGAAGAAAAAGAAGGCCACGGATATTTAGCTAAAACACTATCAAGTGTACTAGACTCACCAAAAACGTTTTCTAGAAAAGCAGAAACGAAAAAAGAAGAACTTAGATCAGTATTAAAAGAAATGCTGAACTTTGACACTATCCTAACAGCAGAAGAAACAGTTGATTTAGGATTTGCAGATGAAATTTATAAACCTTAAAAAATAAAAAATTATGCCCCACTTTTATAAAGATGTAGACGCAGATATCAATCTAAGTGTAGATGAATTTATTGAATTATGTAGTGAAAGAGATATTCATGAATTTGTTGATACATTAAAAGCAACTAGACGATGGTTCATTCTTAATCCAACTCATAGAGACTCAATCCCAGAAACTGAATTTAATAATATGTTGATTAAGATTTATCAAAATCGACTTTGTTTAACAAATGAAGAGGATGAGTTGCTAAAAAAAATAGCAAATAGATTCTAAATTATAGGCTCGGGTTACCGGGCCTTTTTTCATATATTTAAATAAATTAAAAATAAAGATTATGAAAAAGTTTATATCATTTATAGCATACCTTACAGCATTGTGTAGTTTGATTTATATGTTGTTTATGGTTCCTGAACCCACTAACAAACACTTGTTAAGGGCTATCTTTGATGCAGTTGTAATTATAACAATATCAATCCAAAAAGAAGAACAATGAAAAAACTATTCTATTTTGACAAAGAAAAATGTTGTTTTGAAACAATCAAACCAAAAGGATATTTACCTGGTTTAGGAGTATTAGTAGTAGCATTTGGTTTAGGTTGGGTATCAAATTCTAAAGTAGTTACTCGAATGCTTTATGGAAAAAATGATACTATAGTAGTTCGTTCTACAGAATTTAGTGAACAAGCCTTAATAGAAACGTTGATGGATTGTAATGTGAAGTATCCACATATTGTCCTAGCCCAAGCTAAACTTGAATCAGGTCACTTTACAAGTAAAATATTTAAACAAAACCATAATATGTTTGGTATGCGAAAAGCACACCAACGTATCACATCAGCACAAGATGAAAAAGACACATATGCTTTTTATAGAGACTGGATGGATTGCGTATATGACTATGCAATGTACCAAAGTTCAGTAATGTGTAGTGTGAGTAATGAAAATGAATATTTCGCTAAATTAGGCGCTAGGTACGCTGAAGATCCAATGTATGTTACTAGACTTAAAGCCATAATTGAGAAGGAAAAACTCAAAACTATATTCGAAGAATAAGGAACGTTTCTAGGTTTTTTTAATATTTATAACAAAATCTAGATATATACAATGGCTACAACATTAAATACAGCCTCCGGTGCTTCACCTAATTCTATTGTCGATGGACAAACAGTCTACGCGGAACATGTTTATAGGATAATTAATGCCCTAAACGGAAATGCTAGCAATACTATTATCATAAATGCTGATTTAAAACAAGGTAGTAAATCTAACACAACAGATAATGCTACTTCTTTTGCACATGGTAGTGGATCAATTGCATCAGGTCAATTTTCACACGCTGAAGGATTTAGAACTTCTGCTACTACAACTTATGCTCATTCTGAAGGAAAAGACAGTATCGCGAGTGGAGATGGATCACATGCTGAAGGGAATAGCCAAGCAGCAGCAGAAGGAGCACACTCAGAAGGCTATTTAACAGTAGCTAATGGACAATACTCCCATGCTGAAGGATATGGTACTATTGCTACTGCTAATTATCAACAAGCTACAGGTCAATATAATAAGGATTCTAACTCAACTGATTATTTTGTAATAGGTGTAGGTGCAAATGCGGGAGCAAGAGCAGATGGTTTTGGTATAAATGCAACTAGAACATTTATTTCAAACTCAGTTTATTTACCTAATCTAACAAATACAGCTCAAACAAATGTTCTTACCTTTAATTCAACAACAGGTCAATTATACTATACAGCATCAAATGCTTTAACAGTAACTTCAAATCCAGGATCTGGAACAGATAAACAAGTACAATTTGTATCAGGTAGTGTGTTAAAAGGTACAGGATCATTTACTTATGATTATGATACTAAAACTTTATATTATACTGGATCACAAAAAATATCGGGATCTATTTCTGCTTCATTTGGAGCAAATACAGTTGGATTTGTTGGGACAGCTAGTTGGGCAGAAAGTGCTAGTATAGCATTTAGTTCAAGTTACGCTTTAAGTGCTTCATTTGCTAGAAGTAGCTCATACGCTGTATCTAGTTCATACACAGTAAGTTCTTCATACGCTTTAAGTTCAAGTTATGCCCTATCAAGTTCATACACTGTATCAAGTTCATACGCTTTATCAAGCTCATACGCTTTAAGTTCAAGTTATGCTTTATCAAGCTCATATGCCTTATCATCATCTTATTCATTATCAGGATCATACGCGTTATCTTCTAGTTACGCGTTAAGTGCTAGTTGGGCCCCATCCTCCACAACAACACCAGGAGGAAGTACTTTTTCTGTTCAATATAATAATGCAGGTTTATTTACAGGAGATTCAAATTTCCTTTATCAATTCAATTCTCGTAGTTTAGCAGTTGGTGGAGCAGCAGGAACTGTACCAGTGACTAATGCAAATAACTCTATAGCAGTAGGTGTTAATTTAATAATATCAGGAGCAAATAACTCAGCGTTATTTGGATTAAGTAATAATGTGTATGGAGCACAAGGATTAGCTATTGGAGACAACAATACTATTTCATCATCAGGAGCTAGCAGTTTTGTTGGTGGTGGATATTCATTAGCATTAGGAGACAGATCATTTGCATTTGGATTATCAGTAACTGCTTCTGGAGTCCAATCTACTGCTTTTGGAACAAGTAATTTAGCATCAGGTTCATATTCATTTGTTAATGGTGGCAACAATGTAGCTAAAGGAGATTACTCATATGCATCAGGACAAGGAACTGTAGCATCAGGATCAGCACAAACAGCGGTTGGTAAATTTAACATCCAAGGTAATACTTCCGACTTATTTATTGTTGGTAATGGTACTAGTGCTGGAGCAAGAGCAGATGCGTTGGGAGTTAGTGCAACTAGAACATTTATTTCAAACTCAGTTTATTTACCAAATTTAACTAATACTGGTCAAACCAATGTTGTTACATTTAATTCATCAGGCCAGTTATTTTACGCTGCTAGTGAATCTATTAGAGTAACAAGTGCTTCATATGCTCTTAGTTCATCTTATGCTTTAAGTAGTTCATACGCAGTAAGTTCATCATATGCTCTTAGTTCCTCATATGCCTTAAGTGCCTCATACGCTCCTAACGCTGGAGCATTAGGTAATTCATTAACTCAAGGAACAGGTATAACAGCTTTCTCATATAATGGAGCATCAGCTCAAACTGTAGCAGTTAATGGAGCATCAGGATTAACAACAAATAATATAACTAAATGGACTGGAACGGCGTTTGCTAACTCTAGTCTAACAGATAATGGTACTACTATAACAGGTACTACCTCAATTCAATTAACAGGAGCTAACTCAAATTTATCAGGATCATTTAGTGGTTCGTTTAATGGTATAGCTACAGGTTCATTTACTGGATCATTTAATGGGGTTGTCTCAACATTAAAAGCAGGAGCAATAGCAGCAGGAACATTTACACGACCTGGAGGAACGGATAATTATAAAGCAACAGTTAACTTCACAACAGTATATCCTAACACTAACTATGCTATAACAGTTACTGGACAAGACAGTAGAGCATGGTCAGTAGAAGGTAAAGTATCAAACGCATTTACTATTAATACAAACTCAACCACCCCATTAACAGGAGAAGTTTATTGGATAACAACACCATATAATAACTAATTATGCCTACATTTATAGCCACATCAGGCAGTATTGAAAATTTAAGAGTATCAGGTAGTCTATCAGTGTCTGGCACTGTATATTTAGAATCACTAACTGTTTCCTCTCAAACAAATTTTGTAGCGTACAATCCTACTACAGGACAGTTATTTTATACTTCATCAACCACTACAGGTCCTAATTTATTTGGTAATGCTCTTGTAACAGCATCAATAATAAGTCCTGGAAATATAATTCGTTTTGAAAAAGGAGATACAACAACATTTGATATCTCTCCTAGTTCAGGATCGTTCACAGGATCCTTTACTGGATCATTATTTGGAACTTCTAGTTGGGCCCAAAGTGCTAGTGTAGCAATAAGTTCATCTTACGCATTAAGCGCCTCATATTCAGTGAGTAGTTCATACACGTTAAGTTCCTCATACGCGTTAAGTTCATCTTATGCTTTAAGTGCCTCATACGCTAGAAGTAGCTCATACGCTTTATCTAGTTCATATACTGTGAGTTCCTCATATGCGTTAAGTAGTTCATACGCGTTAAGTAGTTCATATGCTGTGAGTTCATCTTACACTATAAGTTCCTCATATGCTGTGAGTTCATCTTATACATTAAGTAGTTCATATGCTACAACTGCTTCTTATGTAACAGGATCAATTTACACTAGTACAAACCCAGCATTATCTGCTTCTTATGCGTTAAGTTCATCATATGCTCTTAGTTCTAGTTACACAATAAGTTCTTCATACGCGTTAAGTTCCTCATATGCTTTAAGCGCATCATATGCAAGAAGTAGTTCATACACATTAAGTAGTTCATATGCTTTATCTTCTAGTTACACAGTAAGTTCATCTTATGCTCTATCAAGTTCATACGCGTTAAGTGCTAGTTGGGCTTCATCATCTATATCCTCCTCATATGCTTTAAGTAGTAGTTATGCCTTAACTTCATCCTATGCTTTATCAAGCTCATATGCTCTATCAAGTTCATATGCTTTAAGTGCTTCATATGCATTAAGTTCTAGTAGAGCAGTAACAGCATCATATGCTTTAGGAGGTAGTGGAAGTTTTTCTGGTAGTTTATTTGGTACAAGTAGTTGGGCTCAAAGCTCTAGTGTATCTATAAGTTCCTCTTATGCGTTAACAGCAAGTTATGCTTTAAATGGAGGAGGAGGAGGTACACCATCATCACCAGATAGATCTGTTCAATTTAACAATGGTGGTACTTTTGGTAGTACATCTGATTTTATATATGATACTAATTATAATTTATTAGTTGGTAAAGGTTTAGCAGTTAATGATCCAAGTGATAACACCGGTATGTTTATGGCTGGTGTAGGATTAACTGGTAGTAGCTTTTTCAATAATTACACAGAAGGTGAAGTTGTTGTAGGAAGATTTAATGTTGTTAATAACCCAGCTTCATTATATCCTTCACCTTGTTATTTTGATGTATTTGTAGTTGGTAATGGTACAAATACTAATAATAGAAAAACTGAACTTGCTATTGGACAGTATTGGGATGGAGGTCAACTTTATAATTATATTAGATTACCTGAATTACGAGATACTAATACAGAGAAGTATGTGTCATGGGATCCTGTAAATGGACAATTATACCAAACATCTTTAATATTAGGAACAGGTACAGTTAATACTATTCCAAGAGTTGCTACTGTATTTGGTAGTAGTAATATATTATCTTTACAAGATAGTGCAATTTCAGATAATGGAACTAATGTAACTATTGCTTGCCAATTAATAAAAATAACAGGAAGTTTAAATACTACAGGAAGTTTAAATGTTACAGGAAGTTTAAAAGTAATAGGACCAATAACACTAACACAAGTATCACAAAGTCTAAACTTTGCTAATGACGCAGCAGCAGCGGCTGGTGGAGTACCACTAGGTGGACTATACAGAAATGGAAGCGTTATACAAATTAGAGTAGTTTAAAAGGCTAGGCTTCCAAAATCTTTTAACTTATATTTATTATATAAGAAAAAAAAGATATGGGTAAAAGTTTAGATGAATTTGAAGCTATTCAAATTGCTTTAAAAGGAGCAGCAGAATTTGACTTACAAATAGAAGTAGTATGGTACGCTTTAAAAGCGATGAAAGAGAATTCTCTTTTAACTATTGAAGAAGCCATCACAATCGGATATGAAGAGTGGATTAAGTAAAGAAGAATTAAAAAAGTTTGGCTTACAAAATCTTTTAACTTATATTTACCTTATAAAATTAATAATTAGTTATAAATTCAAAACCAAAGTAAAAATGAAAAACAAAAACAAAAACAAAATGAAATCGTTGAAGCGTCGTATGAATCGTACCGCAATCTTGGCCTTCTATTTGAAACGCACTCGTCGTGGTGATGTTCAACGTATTGCTAATGAAACCGGTTATTCTGAATCTCACATTTCAAATGTAAAAGCAGGACGCCGTCGTATCACGAATGAAATCGCTGATTCAATGTATTACATTTCACGCCGTCGTGTTCGTCAAGAGCAATACGCTTAATTTTTTAAACTTTTCAATTGGTGTAAGGAGCTTAGGCTCCTTTCGCCAGTGAAAAAAATCAAACACATGATTATTTTACTTATACTCCTAACTATAGGGACAGTAATAGCTTATATTAGGCTAGAACAAAAAAACACCAATCTAGAACAAGAAAATCAACGTCTAAAAGATAAAGTTCTTTATCTTGAAAAAGATGTTCGTGATCAAGCAAATAAAAATATCATTCTACAATCTGTAATCAACCAACGAGACAACAAGTGACCTTATGAAACAGGCCAAGTACAACAATCGCTACGGAGACGATATTATATTCACAGAATTATCAGAAACAGAAATAGAGATGTCAGGATTTGAATATTATAGATGGGGAGAGGATTTCATAGATCCATCAGGTGGTCCTTTTATCAGAATAGGAACTGATGTAGGAAGATATTTTGATGATGATAAATTAAGAAAAGTAAAAGCAATTAATGTTAAAAACAATAAAATAATATTAACAATATGAATTCACGCTCCTGTATCCCCTCATGCTTATACCATGTAGAAAGGGTAGTTGGTTACACGTGGGTTCAAGTCCCTCCGGGAGTACCATTTAATCACGGTCTCGTAGCTCAATTGGATAGAGCAACTGCCTTCTAAGCAGTAGGTTATGAGTTCGATCCTCGTCGGGACTACTAAAAATAAAGTTATGAATCATCCAGATCCTAAAAAACACTTACATATTAGTTTAGCTAAATCATGTCTACGAATTGTAGGTTGTGTAGCATTGCCAATTGACATTGTTATTGGAGCTGTATTATTTGGTTTAGCTGAAGTATTAGGCATTATAGAAGAATGTGTATAAAATAAAAGTTATGATAAACAAACAAAAAGCAATTGACGACATTATTGACAATTTTAAATGGGAAGAAGTTCATATAGCAATGAAAGCACTAGAATGGACGTGGGACAGTGGAAATGAAGCACCATCTATTGGTCAGTTACTTAGATGTGCTATGGGTTTGCTAAATGATGCTTACGATGGAGCAGAAATAGAAAAAGAAAACTGTGCTGTTGCCACAGGAGGATTTAGAGCACACGCACTTGTAGATAATGAAACAAAAGAAATTTTTGAATTACGATTAGCATTTGAAGTAACTAATTGGGAATACAATGAAAATAATTAATTGGTTTAAGAACTTATTTAAAGAAGAATTGATTATTATACCTCTTGTTCGAGATGGAGTACCAACCGGACAATGGGTTGAGTGTAGAAAGGGAGATGAAACATATGTAAAACTAATAAAAATATATGGCTTGCCACTTCCAAAACAAATTGAAGTTGTACCATATAAAGGAGAAGAAAAGTAATGGATGTAGGACAAAAAGTAGTATGTGTAAACAACACACCTAAAGATGATCGACCTGAAACTATTATAGCCCTAAATAAACTAAAAGTAGGTGAAACATATACAGTTAGAGAAGTACTATCTGATGATTACACAGCGATTGCTCTTGAAGAAATCATCTCACCATACTCAGAACGATTGGGTCGTGAAATGGGATATAAGTCAGATCGTTTTAGACCTTTAGACTCATATCAGTGGGCTGAAGATACTTTAAATAGAATATCTGAAGAAATAGAAGATGAGTTTTTAGTTAAAATAACTGAAAAAAATTAAATATGTATAATAAACAACAAGATATGTACACATTCCTCATACAAGATGTACATGGACAATGGTTCAAGTCTAAACTTGGATTCATAACTAAGCAAGAAGCTGAAGAAGAAGCAGCTGAAATTGCTGAATATGCTTTTGTTGATACAATTAAGGTAGTAGAAGAAGACGATTACGATTATACTAATTTTTATAGAAAAAATAAATTAAGTTAATATGATAACAGCAGTATTGGTAGTGAATGTACTATTTGTTGTATTTCTAATTCTAGTAGGTTCAGATAGAAACATTGAAAGTAGAACAGAAAGAGAAGAAAAAATACTAAGGGGCGAGGAAAATTAGGCTTTCAGATTTCTTGTTCATATATTTAATGTATAAGAAAAAATAAGTAACTCAAACTAAAAAAAAATAAAAGTTATGTTAAACATTCAATCACAAGAGTTCCTCACGAAGGAACAAATCAAGGAAAAAGCAAATTCTATTTTTGCTAGTAAAGGTGCTTCAAACACAAGTGAAAAGTACGCCCACATTCCAACTTACAAGATTATTGAAGATATGGAAGTGTTAGGTTGGAAAGTAACTGATGTGAAACAAGTTAAAGCACGAGGTGCAAATGCTGGTTTCCAAAAACATCTAGTAGTATTTCGAAACACTGATATTGTCATTAATGGAAGTGATGGTGACACAGTATGGCCTCAAATTTTATTGACTAATAGTTCAGATGGTAAGAACGCGTTTACTTTTAAAGCAGGTTTGTTTCGTTTGGTATGTGAAAATGGTTTGGTGATTTCAACTCAAGATTTTGCCGATTTGAAAATTAGGCACTTTGGATACGATTTCAGTGAGTTGCAGAAAACGATCACTTCGATGGTTGAAAAATTACCACTCACAGTTGAGTCAATGAATAAGTTTAAACAAACAAAATTGACTGATAAACAGATTCTTAAGTTTGCTAAGGATGCACTTGAGGCTCGTTTTGGAGAAGTTGAAATGAAACGCATCACAATCGACTATACTGAGTTTGTTAAAGCGACTCGTAAGGAAGATGAAGGAAACGATTTGTGGAGTGTGTTTAACCGAGTACAAGAAAAAGTAATTGATGGTGACTTTAATTATGGTTACTCAACCAAAACACGTAAAGCACGTAAAATCAAGAACTTCAATAAAGACATTGAATTGAATAGTCGATTGTATGAAATTGCTACAGAATATTGTTTGAGTTAGTTAGTTAGTTAGGGGAAAGGACCAATCGAAAGATTGGTCCAACCTTTTTTCTTAAGTTAGGCTTCCTAAACTCTTTAACTTATATTTACCTTATAAGAAAAATATGACACCAGAAGAAAAAGCATTAGAACTATATCAAAAGTATGAGACATTAGGTAGAGATTTTACACGAGGTGTTTCAATGAAAGAACATGCTAAACAAAGCGCCTTAATTGCAATTGATGAAGTATTACATTACTCTAAACTTCATGGATTTATTGGTTTAACTGAATGGTATAGTGAAGTAAAACAAGAAATAGAGAAACTATGAAAGATGAATGGACAACATTTAATGTAAAATACTTTGCAATACCTATGACTGCATTAGTATTTGGATTGGTTATAGGATTTGGTTTATGTGATTCTAAAAAGAAACCAACTAAAGAATATCCACTACAAGTTCATATTGTATATGAGACAGCAGGATATTACCACACACCAACAATTGAATGTGATTCAGTTAAAGGTGATTCATTGTGGAAGGATGGATTAAAAATAGTTAATAAACATATTGTAAGCGTAGAATACAGATGACACCAAAAGAATTTGATGAATTTATACCATATGAACAAGCCTTACAATTAAAACAATTGGGGTTTAATGAACCTTGTATCTACTATGTAAATAAAAACAACGAGGAATTTATCTATAATTTTGAAATTCACCCCGATGAATTTATTTATCGGTGTGGAGGAGATATAATTAAAACACCATTATACCAACAAGCATTTAGATGGTTTAGAGAGAAGCATAAATTACAAGCTGAGATTCTTTGGAGAGGTGATATGGAGTGCTTTTGTTATAAAACAGGTAAATTTCAATATGGGTCACATGATTTTTCAAAAAATGATTATAAAACTTACGAAGAAGCAGAACTTGCTTGTCTTATAAAGTTAATTGAAATAGTTAAAATATGACACGAGAAGATAAAAACACCACTAAATGTTATTGTGGACATACAACTTATTGTGATTGTGACCCATTAGTGAGTAAACAAACAGCAGTAGAATGGCTACTTCAACGATTTGAAAGTGGCGATATGTACAATGTAGAAGATGCTCAATTCATCAAACATCAAGCACTTAAAATGGAGAAGGAGCAGATAATAGATGCTCAAAGTTATGCAGTATCTCATTCTGATATGAGTAATAATAAAGGATATTTTGATTGTGAACAATACTATAAGGAAACCTATGGAAGGTAGACTACTCAAAGCAGACGGAAAATGGTTAGTGTCATATAAATATTTGTGATTGTGGGCCTGAAAATGAAGGTGATTGGGATGTGACACTAAATGATGGATTAGAGGGTTTGTAGGTTAGGCTTTCAAAATCTTTTAACTTTTATTTAAAGCATAATATTTATAATAAAATAAAAAACATGGACAAACAATTCTTACACATGCAAAAAATTGCTGGGTTGATTACCGAAAGCGAATACAAACAAAAAATGACTGAAAATCAAAATAAAGGAACTAGATATTTTATAGTAGTGAATTTTGAAGGTCAATCTGATGAATTGGGTAATATGCATGGAATAAAAGCATCAGATAAAAATGATTTTGTACAAAAATTTAAAAGTATGTTTAATGATGATATAAATGCACCCCAGCAATCATATACTTTTTATGAAGTTCCTAATGAAGAGAAAATGAATAAAATAGAACAAATATCAGATAAATGGGAAGGTGGAGAAGATACTGATGAAACTATGTATCTACAAAATATTGCTGATAAAGCAAAATCTTTTGATGAAATATATTCTTAATAAAATTTTTTAAATAAAATATTAGGCCTCCTAGGAGGCCTTTTTTATATTTAGCGTACACATAAAAAATAAAGGTTATGAAAAAACGAGGTCGCCCACGCCTAAGTGGAACACAAGAACAGCCAACGGCTCATGTCACAATTGACTTTAGCCAAATTACAAAGCTAAAGAATCTAAACATTGACTCCCGAATGATGGAGCAGATGGAATCAGGAACAGTACTTGATTTACTAATCAGTCATGAAGGTGGAATGCCATGTGCTTCAAATGTGATGTGCGTTGGTGATCCAGGAGTGGGTAAAACAACTGTGTTACTGGACTTTTTAGCCATGACACAATTGAAAAACCCAACTCGAAAGTGCCTATTCATCTCAGGCGAAATGGGAAAGAAACAGATGTACAAGTACACACAACGCTATCCACAGTTTGGTTATGTTGACACATTATTTGTAAGTGATTTTTCTCAACATAACGCCAAAGATATGGTTGAACAGGTTCTGAATATGGGTTGGGATTTGGTTTTGATTGATAGTATTGCGGAGGTGATTGATGATGTTAGAACGGATATGGGATGGGATCGTAAAACATCTGAATCATGGTTAGTAGATATTTGTACCCAAAACAATAAGGGCAACAACAAAACTAACAAGTACACATCGTTTCTGTTAATACAACAAGTAACCAAAGCAGGAGTGTTTGTAGGTTCAAACAAGTTGAAACACATGACTGACGGAATGATGGAAATGAGACGTGAAGCAGAACGTGATGGAGGTGGAACATATATGGAGTTCACTAAGAACCGAAACGGTGAGGTAGCTAACAAGTTGTATTTCCAACTAACCGGAACTCAAATCGTTTATTCAAACATTAAAGCAGCTGAAGTAGAAGAATAGTGAGTTAGGATTTCTGGGTTTTTAAACTTATATTTAAGAAAATTAAAAATAAAAAATTATGTACGAAATTGAATTACTAGATGGTAAAAGAATATGGATGAATGAACGTGTCATTATGAAGGTTGTATCGAACGATGATGATACTTTAACAATTTATCATTTTAATAATAATACACTGATTATTAAAAGTATTAAAATAAATGATATCATGAAATTGAATTAAAAATAATTTTAAATAAATAAAAACATGACACAAGAACAAGACTATTGGAAATTGGTCGAAGATGCCAATTGGAAATCAGACCACAGTTACAAACGTATCTTAAATGAGTGGTTAAAACTACCTGAAGACACATTTGAAGAATTAAAAAAATTCATTGATAAAAAAGCATCAATGTTATACAAAAAGTATGGTCCGGCTTGGTTAGGACGAGATGGTGGCCCTGGAATTAACGCGAGTGATGATAGTTGGAATGATTTGATACATGATGTGATTGGACGTGGAGAACATTTCTACAACACAGTTACAGTTGAGAAGTTAAGAGAAATGGCAGACAATTATGACTATAAAGAGAGTTTTGCTTATTGTCTTTTAAAGTAAATTGTTAGGCTAACAAGATCTTAAAACATATATTTACTCTAAATAAAAAAAGATATGATGTTTCTAAACATTTATTTCAAAAAAGAATTCCAATCAACTAAATGGGGTCGGGTGCGAGTAGATTATGACTTACTTGAACAAGTGCTCAGAGTAAAAGAATACTCAGACGAGACAAAACAACCTAAAAAAGTACTATCAATTCAAAGTACAGTAAATCCATATTAAGATGAAAAGTAATCGGGATAAAGCAGTAGCACTGCTATACAAAATGATCGCAAACGGTATTTCAGAACGAATGTTACTAGATTACATAATTGGTGATCACTTATCAGGACAGGAAGCGTATGATGTTATGGTTGATGCTGAAAAAGAATTCTTTCACAACCCAGATGACTTCTATTCAGATGGTGAACATGACGCAAGTTCTTTTGATGAAAATGAAGAATAAATTAAACATATGGAAAAGAAATACAACGTATTAGATCAGTATGAGGATTTTGTAGCAGGTCCATTCACTGAAGAAGAAGCAATGGTTTATTGTGAGACCAATGGTGGAATATTTTTAATTGAGTTAGTTGATGATGAGGAGGAGGGGGATTTGGATAACTAAATCCCCTAACTTATATTTATAGTATATGAAAACGGAAAGTACATCATCAAATAACACAACAGGAAGTGAACGTTGGGATTTACAAATTCTTCAAAAAAGAATGACACAACAATCTGTTCAAAGTAAAAAAGTATATAAACGTAAACCACGCAACAATAAGTATGGAAGTGACGAGAGTATCTAATTTAACAGGTATCAAACGAACAATGGAGTTGAATATAACTCATCAACAGCTCCTTGATTATGAAAAAGGAATGAAAGCACAAGACGCATTCAGAAACTTAACCCCAGCAGAACGTGAGTTTTTCATGACGGGCATCACTGATGAGGAATGGAACACGTTTATAGAAGTATCTGATGATGAGGATGAAGTAGAAGGTTAGGCTTACAAAACTTACTAACATATATTTACTTCAAATAAAAAAATAAAGGTTATGAACAGAAGTGAAGCACTACAACAAGACAGAATTTTTTGGGCACAACGAGCAAACAGCAACATCTACAATGATGGTGAATACAAATTACGTTTGTTGAATGGCAAAACAGCTGGTGTCGGCGATACAGTTATTGTTAGATTTAACAACGGTAACTTTAGAGGCAAAGTGAAACAAGTAGCCGGATTTGGTATGCATGAGGAACGAGCGATTATTTCGGTTGTGTTTCCGGGTAAATCAAATGGCAAAAAGGTACCTATTGATAACGTAATTGACAAAGCATAAACATATGAACAAGAAAGTAAAATTAGATCTAGTTGGACTAGACGGAAACGCGTTTGCGTTAATGGGAGCATTCCAAAAACAAGCGAGACGTGAAGGATGGACTAAGGACGAAATCAAAGTAGTCATAGATAAATGTACAAGTGGTGATTATGACAACCTGATTGTTACACTATGGGATCATTGTGAATCGGAAGATAACTTTGATGAGTATGACTATGACAATTATGACAATGACGTTCATGATGATTACGAGTACTAGTATAAAAGCTTGTGACCACCCACACCCACCCACTCATACATATATTTGTATATACAAAATATAGATAATGGCAAATAACACAGACAACGGATCAAACTTAACAGGAGTACTACTAATCCTGTTCATAGTATTAAAATTGACTCACAACATTGATTGGAGTTGGTGGTGGGTTTTGAGTCCGTTATGGGTTCCGGTTGCTATAGTAATGGCACTCATGGTATTAACAGCCCTGATTGTGATGATTGTAGAGGCTTTTAAGAGGTGGTAGTGAGTTAGGATTACAGGATAGGTGAACATATATTTAATAAAATTAAAAAAACACATAATATGAACTTACAAGAAATTAAAACACAACTAGACGCCTTAAATCAGGCCGTAACTAAAATTGAATCTGAAAAACCAGAATTCACATTCACTAAAGAACAAATGGAGCGATTTGTGTTACACATGACTGAAACACTGATTGAAGCAATCAAATCTGAAATTGACCATAATTTTGAAGTGGATGAGGACGCGATTGAAACAGAGGTAAATGGTGGTTATGGTAGAGATTTTACAATTGATTTAAGTATTGACAATCGTGAAATAAAACGAAACATCAAAAATATTATTGAGTCATCATATGACAGTATGGGAATAATGGATGAAGTAGACAACTGTTACTCAGCAATTGTGAGTCCAGTTGAGCCAACAGTTGAGCCAACAGTTGAAACAACACAAGACTAAGTAAAGAATGATGTTGGGGCTTGGGTTACTAAGCCCCTTAACATATATTTAAGAAAAAAAGATATGGCAATAGAAAAACTAATCACAAACGAAGAATTCATGAGTAAATTTATCACCGCGACTAATAAGTCATGGGAACAAACAGGAACATACGAAGATGTGTATTATGGATATGAAGATGAAATGAGTGATGATGATATTTTAGAGTTATTAAATTATTGTGAAGAAAATGATTTATTAGAGTATTAGGCTTACAAAATCCAGTAACATATATTTAGTACACACAAAAAAATAAGAGTTATGAAAAACGGAGACAACAAAATATTCAACGTTAAAAAATCATTTGTGGTTGGAGATCAAATAGTGGTTATGGAAGGTGATCAGTTGAAATGGTTGTCAACTGACAATAATGACGGTAGTCCAGATATTTACTTTGAAGTAGTGAATAGTTTTTGGTGTGAAGGAATGGAATTCAACTTAACAGTAAAACAAGTAGCAGAACATTTAACATACTCAACAATATATAGATAAACATATGAAAAACACAACACAATCATTAAACGGAACATCATTTCATGGCACAGTCATCACAGCAACTGTAGAAGAACTAAAACACGTTTTAGGTGAGCCTGACTATGATGGAAATGATGGTGAAGATAAAATCAATTTTGAATGGGAAATGGAAACAGATAATGGAGATGTATTTACTGTTTATGACTGGAAAGAGTACAGAAGAATACGTGAATATGAAGTGATTGAATGGCACATAGGTGGACACAGTAAAAGTGTAACTGAAAAAGCAAAGAGAGAAATTGAGAGTGTTAGGGTTACAGGATAAGTTAACATATATTTAGTCTAAACAAAAAAAAGGTTATGAAGATAAATAATAAATTTATTCCAAACACTAATATCACATTAAAACAATTTAAAGAATTGTTATACAACAAATTCAAAGTATATCCAATTATGCAAACGAATTATAAAGATAACACATTTATTATAACAGATTCATTTGATGTGACTCAACGTAAATTAAGTTCATTTTGTAATAAGTTAGGTATTAAACATAAAAAATACATTAAACGTATTATAATTGATTTAAACTAAATAAAAATAAAGGTTATGGCAAACATGGGTTATTGTAGGTTTGAAAATACCTACCGCGATTTATTAGATTGTTATCGCAACATCAACAATGATTTATCAAAGAACGAACATTACTATCGTGAATTGATGTTAAAAGTATGTCAAAACATGCTAGATGAGTTTGATCCAAGTTCATTTGTAGAAGAAGAAATTGAAGACGAGGAATAGGCTCTCAAGATCTTAAGACATATATTTAATCTAAACAAAAAAATAAAGGTTATGATGACAAAAGCACAATTAGATGAACAATTACGAGACTTGCAAATAGGAGCAGCTGAAATGGCAGCTGAAATGGGTGGTATTGGAGACGCTGAGGCATTTGATATTGCTAATGGATTCATTACTAATGAAATCGCAACAGCCATTAAAAAGTATTACAACGTAAATGATATTCAAGGATTCGTAGCAAACCATATTGCATAAAACAAAACAACATATGAAAAAGACAATTAAACTTGATTTAGTAGGACTAGATGGTAACGCATTTAGCTTGATGGGAGCATTCCAAAAACAAGCACGCCGTGAAGGATGGAGCAAAGAAGAAATTGACTCAGTAATCAATAAATGTATGGGTGGTGATTATGATGAACTGTTAGCTACGCTTTTGGATCATTGCGAACCAGTAGATTACGATTATGATTGGTACGATAATGAAGTAGAAGAAATAGAAGAAGATGAGTGGGGGTACTAATTTTAGGCCCCCTAAATCTTTTAACATATATTTACTTCAAATAAAAAAATATAAACATATGAACAAAGAAACACAATTCACAGAACTATCAAAATACATCAAAACATTAGTCAATGAATATGATATGACTGATGATCAGTATGATTTATGGGATGATATTATGGAGAAAATTAAAGAGCTAAAGAAATTGGCTTCCAAAACAAAATAACATATATTTACTTCAAATTAAAAAGCACATAAACATGAAAATCAAAGACTTAATTAAACATCTTGAAACATTAGATCAAGAAAAAGAACTGGTAATTATTGCAACAGATCCAACAGGATGGGATTATGGGATGGTTGTGGATGAAAATTCCATAGATGAAAGTGTCATATACCCAAGTGAAGAAAATGGATTGATTGATTATTTTGAAGATGAAGATGACATGGACGAAGATGAGTATGATGAGAATAACGAGGACGAGAATGATGAAGACGATGAAGATGAGGGTGGAATTGAGTGTTATGTGATTAGAATTGATTGTTAGGGGAATAAGAGGGCTAGGAAAACAGAACAAGAGAACATATATTCAGAATAAATAAATAACACATAAAACATATGAACTGGACAGAACTAAGACCAAAATTAAGAAAAGAATTTGGAAATCAATTTGGTTTCTTCAACGACAAATACCGTAGTGGAACACGACGGGTAAAAATATACGGTGTGAGTCAAGATGAATTGAAGAAATTTATATTGAAACAAGATGTAAGTTTGAATGTGAATGACTATGATTGGAAACAGGATTGGAGTTGTAGTACAACGAAGTGTGTTACTATTCACTTTAATGAATAAATAAGTTAGGATTACTGGGTAGATTAACATATATTTACTTCAAATAAAAAAAACACAAACATATGGAACTATTATTCACAAGTAAATCAACAGTGATAGAGGCAGAATATCGATTTCAACTTGAAACAGATGAGGTGGTGTTCTATAAAGAATGGTTGAATGAGAAAGGTAAAGTGATTGATTGTACATTGAGATCCAAAAATGGATATGAAATAAGTGATCCAATTCTAATGGAACAGATTCAAAATAAAGTGGATGAGATGGAAAAAAATGGGTGACAAGTACGGGTCACCAATGTCATATAGCGATGTAGGTAGATGTGTATATAAGTATCGTATGTGACAGGTGTGGAGATGAATGGGTGATAGAAAAATGGTGGGGAGGTAACCCTCCCGTTGCGCTCCCGCCCCTTTCTCCCCTATACAAGAGATATAAGGATATACCAACTATTTGGCTTACTAAGTTCGCCTTCATATATTTAAAATACAAGAAAAAAAATAAAAATTATGAACACACACGAAGAGTTAATAAAACAAAGCAGGTTAGGCGGTTACATGACAGGAACAATCATGGGCTTTATTAAGTACAGTGAGTTATCTGAACGGGAAAAAAAGAGCCTAGCTAAACAATTGATATGGTGTTATGAAACTTCAGGGACTGTAATGCCAGAGTCAGTTTCAAAGGAAATTCAAGAAATTCTTTCAGCTTAAGATTTGGCTTTCAAAATTCGCCTTCATATATTTATTTTATAAGAAAAAAAGGTTATGAACAAGCAACTCAAAGCAGCAATTGACATGATAGCTCAGGGCTATGATTTAAACCTAGTATTAAACATCACACAAGTAGATCCAGAACTGTTAATGGATGTTCTTACAAGTATGTTAGGTGATGAACAAGCCACAGTAACAGTAGTACAAACACTCCAACACTTTGATTCAAAGGAAATTGGCATGTTTAAAGTGAACGTAAACTAATATATATGCTCGGGTGGTGAAACTGGTATACACGAGGGACTTAAAATCCCTTCACCGATGAGGTGGTGCGGGTTCAATTCCCGCCCCGAGTACTAAATAGTCAGGTGGCGGAATTGGTAGACGCTAAATTAACGAGTGGATAGTGTGCCATTGGGGAAGGGCCAAGAAAGTTACACATACAGGTTCGATTCCTGTCCTGACTACAACCTGTCAAGGTAATGCGATTAAGAATTTTCATGTGTGTGTTTTAGGAGGGCGCTGTTGTGGGCGCTCTCCGCTTTTTAAAATGTTGTTTCACATTTTTAAGGCTAGGTTAGGCATACAGGGTAATCCAACTTATATTTAGAGTATGAAAAATAAATTGATAAAAAAGAATTGTAAAGCTATGTTTAGCGGACGCATTACCAAGGAAATGTATGCTGAAATAGAGGCCACATTTGATGAGTGGATGGCGAGTAGAGAAAGTAAGGATTTAAAGAGTGATATTGAGGAATTTTTTGATGTGATGAATTTAGATATTGAGTGTAAGTTGGAGAGTTGGGATTAGTTAGGCATACAGGGTAATCCAACTTATATTTAGAGAAATAAGAAAAAAGATAAGATATGAAACAAACACTTATTGATTTATTAAAAAAAGCATCTGATTTATGTGTAGATAATCTTGATAAAGCTCATAACATTGATTTACATCAAATGTATGAAGATTTAGATTCAATGATTGATCAATTAAACGAAATTGAAGATTTTGAAACATATGATGAGTAGGTTAGGATTACAGGATTCAGTAACATATATTTAGAATGTTAAAAATAAATAATAATAAATAATAATTAAAAACAAAACACAACTATGAAAATTAAAGTAATTAAAGATGCTTATTATGTAACTGAAGATTTAACAGGTTTAGGTATGGTTGATAAGGATACCTTTGAATCAAGTGTTGCTCACTTATTAGTTGTAGGTGATGTTTGGGAATTAAGAACAGATAATGATTATAAATTCTTTGAATGTATTGAAGGTAAATGGTTAGGAGAAGAAAGTGATGGGTGGTGGGAGTATGAGGGCGATGAAGATTACTTTGAAGTAATAGATTAAAACACAAAAGAAAGGAAGGGTGGGTCGGTTAGGCTTTCAGGATTCGGTTACATATATTTAGAATGTTAAAAAAATAAATAAATTACACACTTAAAAAACAAAAAGGTTATGAAAAAAGAACAAGCAAACACAACAGAAACAAAACAAATCGGACGTCCAGCAAATCCAAACAGTGCTCGACAAATGAAAATTCAACAACGTTTGGCAAAGAAAGAAGCCGGAACATTGAAACGTGGTCGACCTGTAATTGAGGGATCCAAGCGCCAAGAAGTATTGGCTAAGAGAAATGAAAAAGTAAATAGTGGAATTGCTTTGGCTAAAGGGAGACCTGTAAATCCAAATTCAAAACGCCAAATTGAGTTAGCTAAGAAGAGTAATTCAGATGTGGTTGAATTAGTAAAAGGTTAATTAAGTAAAGGGAAGGGGCCCGGTTAGGGCCCCTAAGTCCCTCACCTTATATTTAGAATATAGTAAAAAATTACAGCATATGAGGACACTTATCATTCACCCCGACGATCGATCAACAGATTTCCTTCGCCCTATCTACCAGAATATAAAAGATGCTACTGTTTTAACGAAAGATGTTTCCAGAGGCCGCCTGGAGAAGGAAATTCGAGCGCACGATCAGATTTTGATGATGGGACATGGTTCGCCTTACGGCCTGTTGAACTTCTCCAGGATAGGCGAAGGGATGTATGCGGTAGGCGAAAAGCAAGTGTCACTCTTGAGGGACAAGCACTGTATTTTCATCTGGTGTAACGCGGATCAATTTGTTAAACGACACCGCCTAAAAGGCCTCTACACTGGGATGTTTATCAGCGAGGTTAAAGAGGCCGACTACTGTGGAGTGTCTACAGATCAAGGAACAGTCAATGCCTCTAACTTCTGGTTCGCCGACCTCTTAGGTAGTGTGCTTGAGGAAGGAAAGGTAGATTACAGTAAGGTCTTCGAGCACGTAAAAACTTCCTACGGGGAACTTGCCGCGCTAAATGAGGTCGCCGACTACAACAACCAGCGCTGGTACTTTGAGCCTGAGGAAAGTGAGATAGAGCCAGTAGGAGGTAAGGAAGTGTCCTTTACCTTATGTTCGAAAGTTAAAAGCGCTGTGCAAAAGATTTTCCTTCTGGTGGTACTGGCCTCAAGTTTGATGTCTTGCTCGCCCTACGTTTACGAGGTCACCTACTACCAGGATCTAGAGAACGTAGGTGTGCTTGCGAATATGGATTTTGTCCTTGTGTCTAAAAAAGATACCACCGACTGGGAGTGGTACTATGAGACGCCAGTTTATAGGACCTTATCATCTAAGGCCGATTCGATAAGAATCAGGTACTGGGGCACTCGCAAGGAGTGGAAGGCACTAAATCGATAGGCTCACCTGGTCCTTCGACCTATATTTAACATACACTAAAAAATTATAACACATGAAAAAATTATTTGTCGTTACAGCTATTTTTATGAGTATGATTGCCTGTAAAAAAAGTGGACACGTTTATAAAGCCTCTTTCATAGATAAGGATAAGCTTTACAGTGGAGGAGATTTATCAGGATCTATTACCACTAACTTTTTCTTCAGGGATGAAAAGGATTCGGTTGCCGCGCTAGAATTTTATAAACAGACTGATGCTTATAAGGATAATATCGCCAAGTGTGACTCGTTCTGTATTGAATACTTTTGCACATCAGCAGAATGGGGTCGATAGGCTTCTAGGATCAGGCATCATATATTTAATTAAAATTAAAAACAGAAAATTATGTACTCATTAAATTGTTCTTACTACACAGCTGAATTTAAATCGATAGGTGATTTAATCGCCCACATTATGATCTCGGGTATGGATCCGAATTATCAGATCACTTACAATGGTAAACCAACAGGTGAAATGGCAGTTGATTTGATCGGCTTCGAACAACCAGGATACATAACTAAAGCAGAGATACGTTCTTGGGAATAAGATTGAATTAGGCTTACAAGATAGTAGCACATATATTTACTATAAATAAAAAAGCACATGAAAAAGATAGTATTGTTCGCATCAGTGATAGTAAGTATGGTTGCTTGTAGAAAAGACGAAACAGGATTTATGTATAAAGCAACACATGAATATCAGGATAGTAAAGGAAAAACAGGATACACAACGGATTTCTTCAAAATGCCCTGTTATGATTCAACCGCAGCGTGGAACCATTATACCCAAACAGAAGTATATAAAAACATGTCAACGTGGACAGACACAACATATATTGAATATTACTGTACAGTTGAAGAATGGATAGCAAGTGGTGAAGTAGGATTAAAAAACTAAAACCAACCAAATATGGTTAGGACTACTTTATTTCTTAACTTATATTTAATATATAAAAAAAAAAGATATGGAAAAGAAAGATTTAATAAAGAAAATAGTATTGGAATTGGGTAATGAAGGATATGATGTTGATGGGTTTTTGGATAATGATGGAGTAATGGGTGGTAATTATGGGTTGATTGGATTTGATTTTTTTAATGATATGGATGAAAGTGATATTAGGGATTATTTAATTGATTTATTAAGTGAAAGTGATATTAGGGATTAATTAGGAAGGGGTGGGTTTTAATAGGCCTACCCCATTTTTAAATATATATTTAAAGCATGAAAAAAGAACGTCATCCATTACAGGACACAATGAATATGCTGTTACTGTTATTACTAGGAGTTATTATGGCGGGTGTTATTATTCATAGTATAACTAGATTTTAATAGAGATATTAGGCTTATAAGATAGTAGCACATATATTTAGACAAATAAAAAAGCACATGAAAACACTTAAAACAATTATCGCCGCACTATTATTAGTAGAAGCAATTTGTGCATTTGCTTGCCTGTTTGATGTAAACAACACAGAAGAGATGATCTGGTTCTTGTTAGCAACGTTTAACGTGTCTATGATTTTATCATTTTTATTAATTAAGAGTGAGTATAAGTTTTAGGCACCTAGGATATGTTATCATATATTCAGTAAATAAAATAAATAATAAACACTTAAAACACAAATCACATGAGTAAGAAAAAACCATCAACAGTAACAGCAGTAGCGAACGTAGAAACAAACGTAGCAAAGGCATTAGGCCGCCCATCAAATCCTGACAGCGCTCGCCAGAAGAAAATTGCCGATAGAGAAGCTAAACGTGCTGCTGGAGAATTGAAACGTGGTAGACCATCTGTAGCAGGATCAAAACGTCAAGCGACACTAGCCGCACGCGCCGAGAAGGTAGCAGCGGGTGGAACAGTAAGTAAAGGCCGTCCGGTCAATGTAAATAGTAAACGCCAACAGGCACTAGCAGCTAAAACATCGGGTGTTGAAGTTAAACGCGGTCGCCCATCTCGTAACAGTCAAAGCACCGCACATGCGGAAGTTGCGAGCACTGAAAACGCGTAATTAGAAATGTGTGTGTTATAGGAGGACGGGACCGTAAGGTCCCACCTCCGTACTTCTGGGTGCGTACGTACGTACACATATACCTGTAATATAGGACCACGCGCGTTATTATCCATATAACGGTACGTGTTGGGATTACGGGATTACCATCAACTCACAGATCTTATACGATCTTTACGGGCCGATGTGTATATATTTATATAACTAACCTAACCTAGTATTCTACCCACACATCACATCACGTTTTCCATCTAACCCCTTTTACATTCTTTCCACAATATCACACTCTAAGACTTTTATAAATTCTTTGACATCGATAAAGTATATACATATATTTAACTTTTACAAAGACATTTTACATTTGGCTTTCAGAGTCCCAATTCATATATTTAATCAAAAATAAAATAAATATTATGTCGAAAAACAGCCCAAAACAAACATTTGAATGCTTTAAAGAATGGTTAGAATTTATGAAATTCAAACCTAGGAGTAAGAAACCACACGTTGATGCTCATAACTCAATTGGTGAATTTATGAAACACAATAAATAAGTATATACGTATGGAAATAGGAAATATTGTTGACACAGCATTTATGGCTATTGTAGTATTTTATTCGGTTATACTAGCCGTTAAAACATACCAGTTAAAAGATCGCGTTGAAGCACTTGAACATCTTATTACTAAATTAATTGATGATTCCAATGATAGAAAAACGCTTTAAACCACTTAAAAAAATTACTTTAGAGGAGGCAGCAGGATATGTTTCCGCGGAGGAAGATTTTAATAACAATATTATATGTTTTTATACCGTAGAACCCTCCAATGATCCTAATTACCATTTTAGCGATGGTTGGGAACATGTAACGTACTATACTGCTCGTTCTAAGAAGTCTATTCCTGGCATTGGTGAGGGTAAAGACATTGTTTACGTTATGTCTAATGCCTCTATTCCAGGTTTATTAAAAATTGGTTACACAAGTAAACCACCCGAGGAACGTAGGAAAGAATTGTCTAAGGCAACAGGTGTTCCTACTCCATTTAAACTTGAGTATATATTTAGGTTACATGGACGTGGAGAGGAGTTAGAGAGGGAAATTCACCGTTATTTAGAACATAAACGTAATTCATCACGTCGTGAGTTCTTTGATGTGACTCTAAATGAAGCTATTGACACTATAAAAAAGGTAGGAAAAAATACATCTTGTTTGGTTTTCCAGAATATTTATATTATATTAACCATATTATTAATCAATTTAAAAACAAATCATTAAAAAACAAAAAATGAAAAAATTATTTATTTTCGCAGCAGTTGCTATATTGTTAGCATCTTGTTCATTAACTTCTTCTGAAGCACCAACTAGTACTGATACTACAGCAGTAGATTCTGTAACTATGGCAGCAGAATTATCAAAAGTAGACTCAACAGATACTAATGTCGTTGTTTTAGACGATGTAGTTTATCATTTAGATTCTACTAAAGCTACTAAGTAATAACTAGAGATTGCCTTATATTTATAATTTGAATATAGGGCAATTTCTTTACTTACATGAACTTGAATAAAATATTTGATCTATTTGATAAGGAATATAGCGCTAACGATGATACATCATTGTTAGTGGATTTTTCTGAGCATCCTCTTTTTTGGATAAGTGGGTTTAATAAATTAATTAACAACCATTTATTTTTTAAACAATATACAGTTAAAACTTTTAAAAACATATCTCCGGATATCAATATTGATGAGTTAGAAAAAGCTGGGGAAGAATTGATGTTTAGAAAAGCTTGGGATTATATTAAATATGTTGATGTAAATAAAACATTTCATGTAGAGTGCCTTAAACTTAAGGCCGATGAACAATTCATTGATAACTTAAAAACATCTATTTTATTTTTTGAAGCGCTTGAAGAGTATGAGAAATGCGCATTACTAAAAAATATTGAAGGTAAAGTAAAAGAGTTTTTAAATTAGCTTGGCCTCCCAAAGAATATCACGTATATTAAATCCACGGGTTTTAAGGAAAGTAGGATGAGGATGAGAGAAACGAATGACGCGTGAATGAGTAAAACAGGTAGGTAAGAAATAAACAATAAATAAATCTATGAGAAACAGAGAATCATCATTAAGAAAAATCGACAGCATCGATTCTAATTTAAATAATCTAATTTTAACACTGAATCAAGGTAATCGTGATGCGTGTTATGAAGCGGTTGAGAAATTAAGAGAACAATTAGATCAATTACGTACATACATCGAATCAGAACCTATTACAGGTAGTGAATTAAATCGTATATAATAAACTAATCAGTTATGAAATTATCAGCAGAACAAATCCAAGAAAATTGGATCGAGTTTATGTCCTATATCGAGACATATATCTCAGAACCACGTAAATCTTATTTAAAAAACTTCTACGAGAAATATGCAGAACGTATAATGCTTATGCCTGCGGCTCATAAAAAAGAATATCACAATGCTTTTCCCGGAGGATACATCGAACACGTTAATCGTGTTATTCAAGCTGCTCTTAAATTTGATCAAATCTGGTCTGAATTTGGTGTGTATAAAAACTATACCACCGAAGAATTAGTATTCTCAGCTATGAATCATGATTTAGGTAAGATGGGTGATGATCAAAATGAAGCATATATTCCTCAGACTGACCAGTGGCGTAAAGATAAATTAGGTGAAGATTATAAGTTTAACGATGCTTTAGAATTCATGTCTGTTCCTGATCGTGGTCTTTATTTACTTACTCAACATGGTATTTCATATACTAAAAATGAGTTCTTGGCTATTAAGTTACATGATGGTTTATATGATGAAGCAAATAAGCCTTATTTAGTAAATTGGATGCCAGAGACTAAACCACGTACTTCATTAATTTACATTGTTCATCAAGCCGATTTAATGGCCGCACGTATTGAGTTTGAACGTGAATGGATGCCTAAATTAACAGGTAATTTGGCTACCCAGAAAAAGGATAATACATTGGATAAGTCAAATAAAAAGCCTACAGTTAAAACTAAAGCACTTAATAATATTAAGAGCGAAGGTTTAAAAAACGCGATGAATGATTTTTTTAAAGATTAATAAATAATAAATTAAAAAATAAAGGTTGTAGGTTTACGCTTACAGCCTTTTAATATTTAAAACTATGATTGCAATTATATCAATGCTTTCTACTCTTGTAATAATATTAGGTTATACTAGTTATAACTTATTACGAAAGAATGAAAAATGTGAAGACGTTATTAAGTTTTATGAGAATTACATGATCAACTTATCTAACACAATTGATTTTTCTGAAAAGAAAATTAAAGAGATAGATACTAAAGGTACATTTACCGGTGATGATGAAGTTGGATACTTTTTTCAACAGTTAAAATATCTTCAGGAACAACTAAGTAATTTTAAAGTTAAGTAAATATGAGCAAAAACTATTTTACCCAAGATACTGAAGATGCCATAGTTGCTTATAATTTAAGTTTAGATCCTATTGAACGTAGTAGAATTTATAACGATAAAATCCACTATGCTTTCTTTAAACTAACTCAAAATATTATTCATACATTTAAATTCTATTATACTGAAGTTGAAAATATCGAAGATTTGCAACATGAAATTATAACTTTTCTACTCAGTAAAATACATTTATTTGATCCATCTAAGGGCGCTAAAGCATATTCATATTTTGGTACTATAGTTAAACGTTGGTTAATCTTATATAATGAAAAAAACTATAAGAAACGAGTTAACTCAGTACCAGCATCTACATTAGAGGAAGATAACAGTCACTCATATGTAATTGAGGAAAATAATTCATCAAGTGATAAATTATCACATAATGATAAGATATCTTTATTTACAGATCTATATATAGAACATTGTACTACAAATATATATATTATTTTTCCTAAAGACGGCGACGCTAAAATAGCTGATGCTATACTTGAGTTATTTAGAAAACGAGATAGTTTAGATGTATTTAATAAAAAAGCATTATATATCTATATAAGAGAAATGGTAGATGCTAAAACACCTAAAATTACTAAAATAGCAGATCGATTATATGATGTATATAAAAACGGTTATGTCTTTTATCTAGAAAATGGATATATAAAATTTCAATAAATCTAGTATTTATAACAAATAAATATATATACTCATGAGTAGTTTAGATTCTGATATTTTTGGTGATAAAAAATTAAAAGATATTTTCCAAGAAATTTATCAAAACCAAAAGAAAAAAGAAAAACAAATATCTGCGTTAATTGAAGAACTAAAACCTTTGATTGATGACATAGGTGATGCTACCTTAGTTGTTCCATTAATTAAAGAATACCTTGAAATAGGTGTTAAGAATGATGAACAACTTATTAAAATGGCTACCATCATACAGCGTTGTTTATCTAATGATAATAGTAGTGGAGGCGAAGGTGGCTTATTAATTTCTGATGAAGAAAAAGCACAATTATTAGGTGAGATAAATAAAATCCAAGATAATATTAATAAAGAGGAAAAATAATGGCTTCATATGGGTTTAGTGGATTAAACAAAAATCTAAATTCTAGATTATCAAATAGTACTAATGTACTTAATGTTAGTAGTCTAAATAATCTAATATTAGCGGTTAGAGTTAGAAGTATTGTATTAGATAACACTCATCCTAGATTTAAAGAATTAGGAGAATGGAATGCTTTAGGAGCTATAGAATATGAAGAAGTAACCTCTCCTACTTTAAGTCTCTCATCTTTATCTGTAGCTTATTCTATCAATCCTAATATTAAAAGTTTTCCTTTATTAAATGAAATAGTATATGTAATAACATTTCCTGATACTAATATTGGAAAAAATAATACTTCTTCTAAAAAATACTATATTAATAATATAGGATTATGGAATCACCCACATCATAATGGATATCCTATTATATCTACTAATTTATCTCCTTCCCAACAAAAAGATTATATTCAAACTCAAGCAGGAAGTGTAAGACGAGTTACTGATAATTCAACTGAAATTAATTTAGGTAAAACATTTAAAGAAAGAGCAAACATCCACCCTCTATTACCATTTGAAGGAGACATAATTTATGAAGGTAGATGGGGAAATTCAATACGATTAGGAAGTACAGTTAATAAAACTCCTAATAATTGGTCATCAACAGGTAATGATGGAGATCCTATTCTATTAATTAGAAACGGTCAAGGTAATCAAACAGATCAAGGTTGGATTCCTATTGTAGAAAATATAAATAATGATGAGTCATCTATTTATTTAACTAGTACTCAAAATGTTCCTTTAGAAGTATCTTCTACTAGCTATGTTAGTTATGAAAAAGATAAAGCTCCAACTTCACCTAGTGAATTTGCTGGACCCCAAATAATTCTAGACTCAGGTAGATTAGTACTTAACTCATGGAATGATCATATTTTATTAAGTTCTGCTAAGTCGGTTAATTTAAATGCTTTAGAATCAGTTAATATAGATACTAAAAAATTTATTACTCAAGCAGATAAAATATTCTTAGGTAAAGAAGATTTAGCTAAAGAACCACTATTATTAGGAGATACAACAGCTCAATTATTAAGAGATTTAACCTCATCAGTTAAGGAATTAGCTACAGCGTTACAGTTTTTACAGTCTGCTCCTGTAGCACAAGATGCACCAGCAGTATTTCCTTCATTGATGCTTCCTGCTACAAAAACTTTAGGTATTTTAGATGCTTTAAATAATCAATTAGGTACCTCTCCTGAAAGTTGTACTATAACCTCAAAACGTAACTACACAGTATAATGGCAACACCTCCAACCGGTTCAGATGGTCAAAGAGATTGGACATCATTAGCAGAAACAGTCTCAGTAACAAAATCTGCAGAAAAAGTAAACTCAGAAACAACAAAAATAGCAATTAAAAAACAAACACAACAGCTTCAAACAAAGTTAAAAAGTTCATTTTAAAAAATGTCTATTCAAAGCATAATTATCACAAATACTGAAAAATTAATTCAGCAGATGATTCCTACTATCTCTCAAGTAGTAGAGAAGACAGGTATCCAAAATATAGGACAACCTAATATGCAGATGCCTAGTGCTTGTTTATTACCAGATGGTCTTCAAGATATTTTAAAATTAAGAAATAGTTTAATTGATAAATTAAACACTACCTCTAAAATAATTGAATCATTAAGTAGATCATTAAATCCACTAACAACAATAGTAGATACAACATCAAAAACATTAAAAACAGTACGTACAGCTAGAATAGCTGCAAATGCAGGTTTAGCTTTTATTGTCCCGCCTCTTGTAGTTCCTGGAGCTATTCCTTCTGCTATTAATATTGCTAAAGATTTAGAAGAATTTTTAACACCTCAAGTAACTGTAGCTAAAAATTCAATAACTTCTATTAAAACTGCTTTAGATTACGCTAATAATGTTATATTTAAATTATTAAACATGTTAAAAGCAATAGATCAATATTTAACAGGATGTAACGTTCAACTCCCAGATACACCTGTTATTAATAGTTATGTAGCCCAAGTAGATCAACAATATACTGAAGTTCAAAATACCCCAAGTGATATAGAAATATATAAAGGATTTATATTAGGAATAGTAGAAGAACCTTATACCCCAACTGTAAATAGAAG